GTGCACTCCTGCCAACAGTCGGGACCGGTGAGGGTTGACAGACAATCCTCGCCCCACCCTCAGAACGAATCTCCCACGCCCACACTGCTAAAACGCCTGCTTCACCTATGGTCCGTTGTAGACAAGCTTGTCTATGAAGTCCTGCAAGTCAGAAGCATCCTCAACACCCGACAAGCACTCCCAGGAAGAGCCAAACACCATGTCATCGAAAGACCTCTCAAGTCTTCGCTGCTCCTCCATCGGGACCCCAAACGCGCGCTCAAAAGAAACGCGCGCCTCCAAGCTCACCTCCAACGCACTGTCCTCGGTTGCAAACCACGCTCCCAAAGCGAGAGCATCCCTATGCGGATGCTCACGGACCTTTCTCACAGGTCCCAAGGCTCTGATCGCGGAGGTGAAGAAGGCCTGCAAGATCGGGACCCCACGAGCCTGAGAAAGCTCGCACATGGACACGCCCACCATCCACTCCCGCGCAAACACAGGTTCCCGAAGGTAAATGTGTGAGGAAAAAGCGCCGGATATCACCCGATGATGTTCGCGAACCATGGACCACCCGTGCTTATCACCCAAAAACACGGGGGCCGAGCCACCGAATCTCACATCCTCCAACACGAAAGCAGGGCGCTCAAGTAACACCTCGTGGCCACAGCTCTGTAGAATGGCGTCGGAAAAACCCCCCAACACGGGCTCCGACTCAGCTGCCTCCAAGAAGACCAGCACATTGTCACCATCCACGAGAACGTCGAATTTAGAAAGCGCGAAGGTTTTCAAAGCGGAAACGACCTCAACGAGAAAACACAAAGAATTCCCCATCCCCGTGTTGAAGTCGCCACTCGCCCTTCCACCATCGCGTCTAAACTTCGCCCCACAAGATGTTGTGCCACGCAACTCCAACTGCTTGGACAAAAGAAACCCCAGCCTCCGATCGCCGGGAAACGCCGCAGCATAGACGGCGTGTTCCTTTGCCAAAGCAGCCGGACCCACGTGGGCCTCGAACGCCTTGCCATCTGCCTCGAAGCAAACGCACCTCGAAAAGGAATCGAACTTCCTCTTGATCAGGTTGGCGCGTTGCCTCTGGTTCAACCCCTTCGCAACGAGTCTCGAGCCGTCGAAACCTAGAACGGACCCATTGAGCCTTCCCCACAGCCAATGCTCAAAAGGCTTCAACCGAGAAGCCACCTCCAGGTTATATCGAGGGGACCTGGGATATATCAGCCTAGGCTTCATTGCTTTGCCTGGCACTCGGTTTTTCTCCGTCTTGAGGAACGCCCTGATGGTCCAATCCTGGTGCGTCGACAGACCATCTTCCTCAAGGGACCTTGCGGCCTCC